CATGCTTCACCCTTCTAGCTATCTTTTTTTCTACCCAACGCAAACGATCTTCCAGAACAAAGAGTTGAAATGTATTAACTTCCGCAAACTCATGTCTGCGATGCGCTTCCTTAACTCTTGCGATTTCCTTTTCTAGCTCATTTCTTTTTCTTCTAAGTAGCACGAGTTCGATTTCCTCTTTCTTAGTCATTATCATCTACACCTGCAATTCTCGTCGCTACCATAATGAATACTCCGAAGAACACTCCACATGTGAAGGATATAATAGCAACCATCATCATTTATCCTCCGGCATACATAACATAACTGTATCTCCCCAAAAGCTATTGCTGATTAAATCGTCCATAACCTCTTGTGCTACCGCTTTGTCTGAATATCTTCCCAACAAGCGATCATCATTGTCTATTGTTGCACGTACTTCATATTGAAGCTTATTGTCTATTTTTTTATCGATAACATAAAGCTTCTTAATGTTTGGATTGTAATAAATTGTGTCTTTATTTTGTGTTTGAATTGAATACATTTTTATCTCCTTTTTCTATTCGTCTGTGAGTGTAACAGAATCAGAACTATGTTACGCTCATTTCGAAGTCTGATTTTCTTAATATCGCTTATCAGTATTGACTTATCTTGATTTCTTATCTTTTTGACAGTTACATAAATCGAATGTTACACTCACGCATATTTTTTAATTATTTTTGATACATGCAAGAATGTTGTTATCTATCCCCATTTTTCTGTGTGGTTGATAGACTCTCTAACATCCTGTATGTCGGATGGTTCTAACATGATATACAACATTGTTTCAGCTGCACTCTCATGCATTAGTAGTTTTTGTGTAGTCAGTAAGTCGTGCGTTTCATCCCAGTACCATCTACCATATGACTTTCTTAAACTATGGCAGGCAACAGGATATTCAATCCCTGCTTCTTTGGCTAATTGTTTAATCACTCTCCAAGCTTGCTGGCGCGTGATTGGGTAGCCTTTTAAGCCCTGTCTAGACTCGAATATATATTCATTCATCTGAATGTTATATCGCTCTATATACTCTCTAACAGTGGCATATACGTCAGGATTCATTGTGAACTGTTGTACCTTACCTGTTTTCATCTCTTTACATGTATACTGTCCACCAGCAATATCCCTAGGAGTTAGTTCTATTAACGTCTCAATGCGATTCCCTGTGTTAACACCAAGAATTAATAGAATATAATTGCGATACCACACGCGAAACTTCCAACTGTTTGGATCGTGCTTATCCCTATGGTTCAAACAACATCGGACCATTTCATCAAAATCGCTTTTAATAAATGGCTTCACAATTTCCCTGCCATGTTTATCTGAAGTCTTACGTAGATATCCTTTAGTGCGTTGCAACCTTCTAAGCTGTCTCATCAACGTACTCGACTCCAAGTTGTTTTAACTCTTCTATATATCCATTCATTTCAGAGTTAAATTCATCTAAAATCACATTGCGTACTTTTATAGATAAATTTCCATCGATTTCAAAATTGATGTAGTTAATTCTTACGCTTGCATCATCTATTCCTTCTTCTTTTGAACGATTAAGAGTTGCAGTTTCTTTTTTTAAACATGCTATTTTTGTTAATATCGTTTCTACCTTTTCGATATCACTTGATTTCATCATTCTTCACTCCAATCTATCAGCATCTTCTTTGTGCTTATAAAATCTTTTTGGACTAAACATTATATATTCACCATATTTTGCATTTTTGGGATATACACGTACAACCTTTTGTATTTTTTCAGAAGTTTCTTGATTAAATAAGTTGGGTTGACATGTTTTTTCGTACTCACGTTTATCAATGCACTTGAAATAAATCTTGTCTATTTCATCCCAATACCATTCGTCAATTTGAATTTCTTCAAACGTCAATGAACTAATCATTTGTACTCCAATCTATTGCTTGCCCGCAACTCGCACAAAAATTAACACGTTCAGTGTATAATCTGTTGCAAACTGGACAATTGAATTCAACTGCACCATTTAGCCGTCTTTCTGCTTTCCAGTTTTTTGGCTTCTTCGGCGTTGCCTTATCAACAAGTTCCTCTAACGCTTTTCTTGCAATCTCTCTTTTGGCGTCTAACTCATCCCTATATGTTTTATCGTCAACTGTTTCATCAAACACTTGTAACGATACAGCCAAGTATTCTAACGCTTCTTGATATCTATTCACTTGAAAAATCCTCCCATATAAAGGCAGAACATGATTATTCCAAAAGCGAGCAAACTCGCCCAAAAATTATATTTACCTGTTCTTTGCTGCCCATGTTTCGCTAAATCCATGCCTAAACTAAGCGTATATAAAACAACAACTACTATTGACCATATATTCATTTTTCACACTCTCCTATATCCATATCAAAACACTTCTTACATAAGGCTCTTTCTTCTTCCCAAGCCTTTTTATACTCTTCTGTTTCTTTTGCTTTATCTGTTATTCTCCACCCATGATATGGAAAGTACCCATCTTCTTCATCACCTAACAATTCACAACAAGACTCAACTAAGCCCGACTGTTTAAGTTTTCTCAATCTATAACGTGCTTGATTTGTTGTTAAATTTAAGTGTTCAGCGATTAAACGCGCAGGAAATGGATGCCAACCATCCATGATTGAAACGTTATGTCCGCACAATTGATAAAGGACATCATTCATTCTTCCACACCTTTCAACTTGCACCATTTAGGCTTTTTAATGTTTTCTTTACATTTTGCACGTATGACTTTTGTATATTTTCCGTTTTCCGAAAAATCAATATTACAAACGTAACCATACGTATCTGGTTTGTTTTCTTTTTTATCGATTAGATCAATACGTGATCTATTTGCATAAAAAGGATGATAATAATGTAAATGTCCAAACGGGCAATCATCGCAATATTTCGGAATTTCCATCGGTACTATGTATTTGCTCATAACCCAAGTTCCTTTAAGGTGTATTCCCTATTTACTTCCATTTCTTTGTACATTGTTCCTTTTGCAAAGAGTGGAAATGTAAAGCATTCGTTTCCAAATTCAACATATATAAACTCTTTTTCATCGTTCACACAACACACTTTTCCAACGAATATCGTTCTTTCCCTGAATGGCTTTATCACCGCTGATAAATAAGCCTTTTCTTTATCTGTAAGAATTTCAGGTTTATATTCTTCTTCTAACCATCCAATCATCCCTTCCATCGCGTCACACGCAAACACTCCGCATGGATAGATTTGCTGATGAATTGTTTTTCCTCTGATCTTTAATTCAAAGAATAGTATCTTTCCATCTTTTGTTTTTGTAGAAATATCAATTTGTTGCAAATTATATTTTTCTTTATTAAGCATTCTTTCTTCCTCTTGTTACTACTTTCTTTTTCCAAATTTCTGCCACTTCAAATACTTCATTTGGTGGCTTTTTATTATACTTTGCGCGAATCTGAACAATGTCTTTTTTTCTGAATTCCATCGTATATAAAGGTCTGTCTATCTTATCAGAATTTCTAATAAATACGATCGTTGTTTCCCCAGATGCATGTTCTTCAACATAAGTACCTACGCAATGATGTAATATAGAACCTTCTTTAACTAAATCACTTGCTTTTTTCGGTAAGATAAATTTAAGACCGTTTATTTCCATTTCCATGTATTTTCTTTTCTCAATAAGTTCATTAAATTTATCTTGAAGTTCTTTATCACGCTTACGTCTAGCTTCTTCTTTTCGTTCTCGTTCAAGAGAATTAAATAATTTAACCATATCTTGGTGCGCTTTTTGTAAATCCTTAGGGCATGCATTTGTATCGTTAATTGGAACACCACACAGTTTCATCAGCTTTAGATAATCGATGTAGTATCTGAAATCTATATGATTTTTAATTGCCCAATTTTGAAAGTGGATAATGCCAACGCAATCCGGAATCTTATCGAAATTAACATGCGTTAGATACTGTTCTATACCAGGAACAATCTTTCCGTTTCTCTCTCTAATCTTCTCTTCCAAGATTATTTTTTCGAAACATATATCTGAATTTTTAATCTTATGTTTATGACTTCTCAACCATTTTTCGTTGATTATTCTCATATCACACTGGCCAGAACCATACATAACTTCTTTTGCTAATTGTTTTGCATTTATTTTTTGAAGAAACTCTATCTCTTTCCTGTATTGATAGAATCTTCTAATGTTCCATACATCAATCGGAGACTCCCAATTTATGTACTTGAGTTCCGACTTATCCCTAATAGTTTTTTCAAAGCCATTATCATAGAACATAACATTCGTATATGGTCCTGACATAGAACTCTGTCGTCTTAATCCAAACTGAAATCTATCAGGATAAAAATAGTTCTGACCGCATTGAATGTTTTTATCGTTTTCGAACAGTTCATAATTGATCAAATAGCATGATAAGTGCTGGATCCCTTCAATGTATCTAGATTCAAAAACATACGACTGAATTTCAATTTTCTTAGATGTGCATAGAATAATAGCAAAGCACTTGTAACATTCCCAGAATGTCAATTTTGTTTTCTTAGTCAACTTCTTATTGATAATCTTGCAACCATCTCTATCTGATGTAATTGTTGTGTTCTTGTTTGAAAAAATTATCGTTGGAAATTGACTATTTCCCCACTCAAAGAATGACTTTGGAACTTTTAAGCGTTTCTTTACATAGTAATCTGCGCTTCTCATAGTTCAAATAAGCTTATTCTTTCGAAGTCAGCCTTCTCCTTTTCTTTCTGGCTCGTTTTAACGTTGTTTTTAGGTGTTTCTTTCTTTTCGGCGTGTTTCTTATCATTAGTACCTTTAGAACTGTATAAATACGTTTCTTTTACCTCTTGTAATGAAGATTTGAAATAATCAACAACCCAGCCGAATACAATATCATCAGAAACCATTGCACAATCTTCATCACGATATTCAGATGATTTATTGCGGCAGTACTGATATGCATCAGCAATTGTTTTCCCTTCCTGGCATATCTTCTCGAAAAGATCATCATCTTCTTGTTCGCAAAGCCAGTTGTGAATAGAATCTATTGAACGTGAATGTTTCTGACTCATCTCTGCATTCATTTTTTCCAATGCTCGTTGTTTAATTTCCGACATCTTCAATTCCTTCCTTCTGCAGTTTCTGCAGTCTTTCTACTAACTCTTTTGAAGCTGGCGTACCTTCTGGAAGAGTTCCTGCTTCTTGTTGTCGGATGTACTCCGGCATTGATATTTTTGTTGATGATTGTGAAGCATTAATCGTCTCTCGTTCAGAGCGTGCAATCCAAGCATTGATGAACCTCATAATTCCATTCTTGGTCTTTCGCTTTGTCGGATTAGTTTTAAGCCATTGGCTCATTTTTAAAATTTGATCACGTACATCCACATCTGGATAAGCATCAACGAATTCTTTTAAATGCGTCTGGGATATATGGAATCTCGAGCCGTCTTTTAATATCAAAGCTGGCAATCCAGTATCCGGTTCGGATGCGAACGAAGTTTGCTCCGGACAGGTATTTATATATTCTTTTTCTTCTTTATTTCTTATTATTCTTATATTGTCCGCACTTTGTTCCGCAGTTTGATACGCACCTTGTTCCGCACTTTGTTGCGCATTTAGTTCCGCAAGGGTTTCGCCAACATCTTGAAATTTGTCGTAATTTACTATGCTTATGTGCGTATATTTGTTTGTAGATTTTAATGTAATCATCTTTTCATTTTCAAATATTTTTAGCCACTTGCGGATTGTGTTATCTGATTTAATGCCGGTTACGAGCATCAGATTATTGATTGACGTGATCAATTCACCTCTCTTTACTTTTCGCCCTTTAAAGTAACCATCGGTCCAATTTGCTAAAAGCAATACATGCATCCATATCGTGAATGCATAGTAGCAATCGTGATAGCGCCATTCCAATATCTGGCGGTCTATCTTAATAAAACCTTGTTTCATATATGTCCT